GCAGCTAAAGTAAAACCGTATAGGAAAAAAACATGAGAAAATATCTTAAGCGTCTTTTATGTGCAGTAACCAATAGGGCTTGTCCCTGCAACAAATGTGAATGTGAATAGGGAACAATAGTTATGGCTAAAGAAACATTACAAAAATACTTAAACAGAATGCTAAAGAGTAAAGGTAAGTCTGCTACAGAAGAAAAGAAAAAAGCTAAGAAGTATTCATCTATTTCTGCTGCTAAAAAAGCTGGTTCCCTCTACTACACAAATAAAGATGGTAAGGTTATGGCTGCAGTGTTTGCAGAAGACTTAAAAGAAAGAGCTGCACCGAAGCCTACACCTAAACCAAAGCCTACACCAAGTACTGGTAGTGGTCGTGGTTCTGGTTCATCTGAATTACAAAAGCGTAGGACTGACATAGAGTCTCCTACTAGTGCAGCAAGACGCCGTGAAAAGTCTAAGGCAGGTTCTAAAACTCTAGCCGATATGAGGGCTGCTGGTCTTAGAGCACCCAAGTTATCACCAAAGGGTGGGGCGGCCCAAGAACAAATTGATTCTGCAAAAGCTGGTGACAAAGCAGCTGAGCGTTCCCGTGCTAAACGGTTTACAAAAGCTCAATGGAAAGCTATGGCTCCCGCAAGGCGTAATGAACTAGGATTACCTAGAAGCTCATCAGGTGTTGCATTCAAAACAGTACCTGTAAAAAGACGCAGAGATATAAATAATTAAGGACTACTCACAATGGTACGTCAGCTAACAGATAAGCAACAAAAGTTCTTAGACGTTCTTTTTGACGGAGCCCAAGGCGATCCAATTAAAGCAGTTAAGCTTTCTGGGTACGCTGAGGGCACGTCTGCCTCTTCCGTAACAGGCTCCTTAATAGATGAGATTGCAGAACTAACTAAGAAGTTCATTGCTCAGTCATCAACTAAGGCTGCTTATACTATGTTTAGTGTAATGGCAGACCCTACAGACCTAGGCGTTAAAGAAAAGATGCTTGCAGCTAAAGATATACTAGATCGTGCAGGTTTTACTAAGACAGATAAGGTAGAAGTGAAGACCTCAGAACCTCTCTTTATTCTGCCCTCTAAGGAGTCTGATGAGTAAAAGAGCAAGTAAAGCAGAATATCCAGATAAGGTAGAGTGGAGGATACCTTTGAGAGGAGAGATGGGTGAATGGTATCCCATCATACGAATAGGACGACACATACCCTTTGGATATAAACAAGACGAGGATGATCCAGATCTTCTTATTCCAATTCCAGAAGAACTAGAACTTCTAGAAAAAGCAAAACTCTTTCTCAACGAGTACAGTGTAAGGCAAGTAGCCCTTTGGCTATCCAAGCAGTCTGGTAGAAAGATCTCACATGTAGGGTTATACAAACGTGTCCGAATCGAAGAAAAAAGGCGCAGGTCGTCCAACAACTCTAGGCAGTATGCCAGGCGGTACAAAGAGGCGGCAGCCAAAGCGGAGAAAATCGAAAAGCAACGTATCGGAGGTAGAGCCACAAGAACTATCGACGGACAGCAAAACTGGGAAGACGTTAATCCTTGGGTCAAAGACGAAGACTCCAGCGACAGTTAAGCCAGCACCTTTCGATGTTGAAGTTGCACAGCAAGAAATTATCTTTGAGCCTAACGCAGGACCACAGACTAAGTTTCTAAGTGCTACTGAGCAGGAAGTTCTATATGGTGGGGCAGCTGGGGGTGGCAAGAGCTACGCAATGATAGCTGATCCTGTTCGTTACTTAAACAACCCCAACGCTCGAATGCTTTTAGTTCGTCGTAGTACTGAGGAACTAAGGGAACTCATCTCAGTCTCCAAGCAACTATACCCCAGAGCAATACCTGGCATTAAGTTTATGGAGAGAGACAAGACATGGGTGGCACCAAGTGGAGCTACACTCTGGATGTCCTACCTAGACCGTGACGATGACGTTATGAGATACCAAGGTCAGGCCTTTAATTGGATTGGCTTCGACGAGTTGACGCAATGGGACTCAAGCTATGCGTGGACTTATATGCGCTCAAGATTACGTACTACTAAAGCATCAGGGTTACCTCTCTACATGAGGGCAACAAGTAACCCAGGTGGACCAGGACACCAGTGGGTAAAACGAACCTTTATTGATCCCTCTGAACCAGGAAAGCCTTACTGGGCTACAGATGCAGAAGGTGAAACAATCTGCTGGCCTAAGGGACACACTAGAGCAGGAGAACCACTGTTTAAAAGAAAGTTTATTCCTGCTACTCTGTTTGATAACCCATACCTTTCAGACGATGGTATGTACGAAGCTAACCTACTCTCTCTACCTGAGCACCAAAGACGACAACTCCTTGAAGGTGACTGGGATATTAACGAAGGAGCAGCATTCTCTGAGTTTAATAGGAAGATTCACGTAGTAGACCCATACGACATACCTTCTAGTTGGACTAGGTTTAGGGCATGTGACTACGGATACGGATCTTACACTGGGGTTGTTTGGATTGCTATCGCACCAGACGAACAGTTAATTGTTTATAGGGAGTTATACGTATCAAAAGTTTTAGCTACAGATCTAGCAGAAACTATTTTAGAACTTGAATCAGCAGAAAAAATAAGGTATGGTGTTCTTGATAGTTCTTTGTGGCATAAACGTGGAGACACAGGACCAAGCCTAGCAGAGACTATGATTATGAAAGGATGCCACTGGCGTCCATCAGACAGATCAAAAGGTTCACGTGTTGCAGGTAAGAATGAAATACACAGACGACTACAGGTTGATGACTTTACAGAAAACCCAAGGATGGTCTTTTTTAATAACTGCACTAATACAATAGCCCAGCTGCCTTCTATTCCTCTTGATAAGAACAACCCAGAAGACGTAGACACCAAAGCAGAAGATCACCTATACGATGCTTTACGTTATGGAGTAATGACAAGACCAAGAAGCAACCTGTTTGATTTTGATTCAACTGATCAGAGAACAGGCTTTCAAGCAGCTGACCCTCAATTTGGATACTAGACTAAGGATCTACTATGGAAGAAGATGACATCTTGAATGAAGAAGTAAACATGGATGCCTCAGAAGTGTCTTTTATTGAAGATTCTGAAGAGGGTCTTAATACAGATGAACCTGTTGGCTCTATACTACAGTACGTTCAACAACGTTTTTACAAAGCAGAAGAGGCAAGGTATACTGAAGAGCAGCGTTGGATTAAAGCTTACAGAAACTATAGAGGACTGTACGGGCCAGATGTTAGCTTCACTTCTACTGAGAAGTCTAAGGTATTTGTTAAAGTAACTAAGACTAAAGTACTTGCTGCCTACGGTCAGATCGTTGAGGTACTCTTTGGTGCCAACAAGTTTCCAATTAGTATTGATCCTACCGTACTTCCTGATGGTGTACTTGAAGCTGTTTATGTTGAGACAGACGAAAACGTCAAGAAGATGAATGCTGATGGTCAGGTAGATATACCAAAACTAGAACCAGGTGAAACATTTCCTGAGTTTCAAGAGCGTCTTGCTGGTCTAAGAAGTAAACTTGAGCCTTTAGGTGATAAAGTTAAAGAAGGTGAGGGAACTACTCCAACTCAAGTTACCTTCCATCCAGCTATGGTTGCAGCTAAGAAGATGGAAAAGAAGATACATGACCAACTAGAAGAGTCTAATGCACGTAAAGAACTACGTACAACAGCCTTTGAGTGTGCACTGTTTGGTACAGGTATCATGAAGGGTCCCTTCGCAGTAGACAAAGAGTATCCTAACTGGTCAGAAGAAGGTGAGTACGATCCCATAATAAAAACTGTACCTAAGTGTTCTTCTGTTTCTACATGGAACTTCTACCCAGACCCTGACGCAATCAACATGGATGATGCAGAGTACGTTGTTGAGCGTCACAAGATGTCTCGCACACAGCTACGTGCACTTAAGCGGCGTCCATTCTTTCGTAAAAATGCTATTGATACAGCTGTATCTATGGGTGAGTCCTACACTAAAGAGTGGTGGGAACAGATCATGGAAGACGAAGCCAATGAGTCTAAGGCAGAACGCTATCAGGTACTTGAGTTCTGGGGCAACGTAGACGTATCTCTTCTTAAAGATCAGAAGGTAGACGTTCCTGAAGAGTTAGACGAGTACGATCAAGTATCCGTAAATATCTGGACTTGTAACGGTCAGGTTCTACGTCTTGTCCTAAATCCTTTCACTCCTTCTTATATACCTTACTACTCAGTTCCTTATGAGGTAAACCCTTACAGCTTGTTTGGTGTAGGTATTGCTGAGAACATGGACGACACACAGACCTTAATGAATGGCTTCATGAGGATGGCAGTAGACAATGCTGCTCTCTCAGGTAACCTAATAATCGAGGTTGATGAGACAAACTTGGTGCCAGGCCAAGACCTATCTGTGTACCCAGGAAAAGTCTTTAGGAGACAGGGGGGTGCACCAGGACAAGCCATCTTCGGCACTAAGTTCCCTAACGTATCAAACGAGAACCTACAACTCTTCGACAAGGCTAGAGTACTAGCTGATGAGAGTACAGGCTTTCCTTCCTTCGCTCACGGTCAGACAGGTGTGTCAGGTGTAGGACGTACAGCTTCTGGTATCTCAATGCTTATGTCTGCTGCCAACGGTAGTATTCGTAACGTGGTTAAGAACGTAGACGACTATCTCCTTGGCCCACTTGGTAAAGCCTTCTTTAACTTTAACATGCAATTCGACTTTGACCAAGACATCAAAGGTGACTTAGAAGTTAAAGCACAAGGCACTGAGTCCTTGATGGCTAATGAAGTACGTAGTCAACGTTTGATGCAGTTCCTGCAGGTCGCACAGAACCCAGCCTTGGCACCGTTCGCTAAGATGGACTACATCATACGTGAGATTGCTAAGTCTATGGACCTAGACCCAGACAAGGTAGTCAACTCAATGTCTGACGCTAAACTTCAGGCAGAGTTATTTAAAGAGTTTAGGGCGCAAAACCCAGAACCTGAGGCTCCACAGGGTGGCGTTCCACCACAGGCAGGCCCTCAGGGAGCACCAGCAGGCGCAGGAGTACAGGATACATCTGGCGCAGGGGGTGGCACAATAGGTACTGGTACAGCCCCTCAGCCAGGAGAACAGGGCTTCTCAGGCAATACAGGTGAAGGTGCCGCATGATTAATCTAAAACCCCTAGTAAATGATAAGACTCTATGGGAAGCTTTTCAACAAGAACTAGATAAGAGGCTTAACGAGACACATAGGTCTATGGAACAGACAGACAGTGCTAACTCTCTGTACCGTCTACAAGGTCAAGCTACTGCCCTACGTAAACTAAAGCAACTCAGGGAGTATGTTAATGCCTGAGTTAGAAGAACAAACAGACGAAGCTTTAGGCTATGCAGCTGCTAATCCTGTAACAAAAGGTATGGGTTACGGTGAATTAATTGTAGACAACATTATTGGACTCGACAATGAGTACGAATCA